TATGGTGTCACCTTTAACGCTACCGGCGGTGGAACTCTCGCATATAGTTCAGAATTCGAGGAGTTTGCTCACTACATTATTCATTCCAAGGTGAAGAGAGAAAACGAAAAGGGTTCTACAATCTACACAATTACCAATAAGAACAGCATTCGAGGCATCGACCAAGTTTCATTCTAAACTTTTTCTGCTCCATACATAGAATAGAAGGAGCGGAAAATGGCAAAACCTACGTCAAGAGAAGATCTTAAGGAATATGCTCTAAGAAAACTTGGTGCGCCCGTGGTTGAAATCAATGTAGACGATTCTCAACTGGAGGACAGAATTGACGATGCTCTTCAGATGTTTGCAGAATACCACTTTGATGGTGTTCAGCGAGCATTCTACAAATACAAGATCACATCCGACGACATATCCAAAGGATACATCAATACCGACTCAATTGTGGTAAACGATGGTGCAATTGGTCCAGAACTGGAAGCAGGAGATCAAATCATCTCCATCACCAGAATCTTTGAGTTTTCCGAAAGCGGAACCAGCAACATCTTCAGTGTTCCATATCAACTCGCACTAAACGATGTTTTTGGTATTCGAAATCCCGGTTCATTGACACACTACACCATGACAATGCAACACATCGAAATGATTCAAGACTATCTCGATCCCGAAAAGATGGTTCGTTTTAGCAGAGTCACCAACAGACTTTATATCGACACGAATTGGACCGAAGATCTTGTTGCAGACAACCATGTGATCATTGAATGTTATGTTGCCCTTAGTCCAGAAACGTATCCCGAAATCTACAATGATATCTTGCTCAAGCGTTACGTTTGTGCCTCCTTCAAACAACAGTGGGGAACGAATCTTTCGAAGTATCAAAATGTCACTCTTCCCGGTGGTCTTTCATACAACGGGACTGACATTTATTCACAAGCAACAGAAGAAATGACTCGTATTGAAGACGAACTTCAGAACAAATATGAGTTACCAACAGACTTCATGGTAGGATAAAAACAATGCCCGATTTTAACAAAGACATAGATCCAAGCAACTTTGCAGATTTTGATTTTGGTTTTGAACTCGTAGATGGTCCACCAGAGCCACAAAAAACAGAACCAGCAGAACCTATTTCCGTGGATACCAGTGCAATCGACGGTAGACTAGAAACACTGGAAAACAAGATCGGAAATGTTCTGAGTATTCTTTCTCTCAACGACAGCAATGATGATATCAAAAGAGCAATCGAAGAGCAAGGCTCGTACATCAACACAGCAGTCAATGAGTTTGAACTAAAGAAGACTCAACTCGAAAGAGACTACGAAAGAAAGATAGAAGAAGTCGAGAACTTGATTCTGCCTCTTCTTGTAAATCTAACAAAGAATCCAGAACGGGAATACATTCGTTGGCCAAATCGTGCGGCATCTGTCCAAGCCCAAATCAACAAGATACTGAAAGTAACCAGAGGAAATGGCGACTAATCCATACTTCAGAAAAACAGTTCGTTCGGAACAAACCTTAATTGATGATCTCTCGATAGAAGTCATCAAGATTCATGGTTATGACATGATATACCTTCCGAGAACTCTCGTAAGAGAGGATGAACTTTTTGGTGAAGATCGTTCTCCGTCAAGATTTAGTTCTGGCACTGAGATTGAAATGCTTGTAGAATCCGTCGATGGATTTGAGGGGGATGGTGAAATTTTTGCCAGATTCGGTCTTGAAATCAAACACAACATTATTCTTCTAGTCTCGAAAACGAGATTCGAACAAGAACTTGCTTGTCATAATTTGACAGAGCCAAGAGAAGGTGACTTGTTGTATTTTCCCATATCAAACGGATTCTTTGAAATCGACTTTGTGGAAAGACACAGCCCATTTTTCCAACTAAGCAAGATCAACACTTTTAAACTTACTTGCTCTGCATTCCGTTATACTGGAGAGAACTTCAATACTGGATGGTCAAAATTGGATGGACTTACCTCCGATCACAGAACCAAACTACAAAAACTAACACTTGGAACAGGCGTTGGTAATTATATTGAAGGTGAAATTGTGGTTCAGGGGGATGGATCGACCATTTCTGCCTTGGTTCAAGAATGGAATTCTTCTAGTAAAATTCTTGAAGTAAGCGGAGTAACCGGAACATTTCAGTTCTCTGGATATCCAGTTTTTGGTGTTTCTTCTGGCGCAGAATATTTGCTTGGCAACACGGCTGAACAAACGAACACAGAAATTGTTCCCGGTTTTAACAATGACAATCTTGGGTTTGAGCGGGAAAATCTCATCGACTTTACTGACACTGATCCATTCTCACAAGGAGATCTCTGATGTTTGAGACTTTCTACAACGAAACAATAAGAAACACTGTGATCGCTTTTGGATCACTGTTCAATGAAATCTATGTGGTGAGAAAGGATTCGTCAGGAAGCGAAACAGGAAGACTAAAGGTTCCTGTGACATATGCTCCCAAAGAAAAATTCAAGCGGATGTTGGACGAGTATTCCAGATTAGTAGGAACCGAAAACGAAAGAGAAATTGGGTCCATCCTTCCTAGAATTGGCTTTAACATAGAAGCCATGAACTATGATCAGGAAAGAAAAAGAAACACACTTTCTCGAAGATACTCTGCCAATCCAGATTCAGGAAAAATAAGTTACGAATATGCAGAAGTCCCTTATAATATAGACTTTTTTGTGACTGTTGCCACCAGAAGCATGGAAGATGGGCTTCAAATCATAGAACAAATAATGGCATATTTTACACCAGAATTTACTGTTACTGTAAACTTTAATTCGAACAGAAGCAAAATAGATGTGCCTATCACTCTATCGGCAGTCACATCTGAAATAGACTTTGAGGGAGATTTGTCCACACAAAGATCTATCATTTTCAATCTTGCATTTACCGCAAGAACTTACATCTATGGTCCAACCAAGAGCAGTAAGATCATCAAGACAGTTGACACAAGATGGATTAATAGTAATTTTGATCTCTTTGGAGAGCCAACAGGAACAACCGGAACATTGGCAAGACAATTCTCAAGTGTCACTGGTCCATCTGGTATTTACTCTACTGAAGATAATTTTCTTGTGCAAGATATTTTAGGTTCTACTACAGAAAGAGAAAAGAGTTTGTTTGAATACCCAGACACACTTAATAGTGATGGAACAACAATATGAGCAAAAACTTAGAAGATAATTTAAACATAGATTCTGTGCCTGCTGAACCTATTCGTCCAGCCCCAAGAGAGATAGTCGTAAGTGACGAAACAGACGACAGAAGAAAAGAACTCGACAAGAGAAAAGACTATGCAGAGGTTCGAAGTAATCTTAAGGACATCATAAGCACAGGAATGTCTGCAATAGATGGAATACTTCAGGTTGCAAGTGAGGGTGAATCCCCTAGAGCATATGAAGTAGTCTCACAACTCATCAAGAGTGTCACAGAGGCTAACAAGGATCTCATTGGACTTCACCAGCAGATGAAGGAGATCAACAGAGACACCGGAGATTCCTCTCAGAGAGCATCTTCGATCACAAACAACTCCATCTTCGTTGGATCAACCAAAGAACTACAGAGATTAGTAAAAGATAATTTCAAGCAGTTAAGAGATCAATCAAATGTCAGTGAATGATAAGACTTATCTTGGTAATATAAACATAAAACCTGCCGGTGTTCAAGAAGATTTTACCGAAGAACAGGTGCAAGAGTATTTGAAGTGTTCGCAAGATCCTCTTTACTTCATCAAGAACTACGTCCAAATTATTTCACTGGATGAGGGTCTTGTTCCTTTCAATACTTGGCAATATCAAGACAATATGATCAACACGATTCACAACAATCGGTTTGTGATCGCCAAGTTGCCGCGACAGTCAGGTAAGTCAACGACGGTTGTTTCTTATCTACTTCACTTCATTCTGTTCAATCCAGATGTGTCCGTTGCTATTCTTGCCAACAAGCAGGCAACAGCAAAGGATCTTCTTGGTAGACTCAAACTAGCATATGAGCATCTTCCAAAATGGCTTCAACAAGGCATTGTTGAATGGAACAAGGGAAACATCACTTTAGAAAACAACTCAAAGGTTTTGGCTTCCTCTACCTCAACAAGTGCTGTTCGTGGTGGCTCATTCAACATGATCTTCTTGGACGAATTTGCTTATGTTCCAGAAAACGTAGCCGATGACTTTTTCTCCTCTGTGTATCCAACCATCTCCTCTGGTAAAGAAACCAAGGTTCTCATTATCAGCACTCCAAAGGGACTAAATATGTTCTATAAACTCTGGAGAGATGCAGAGGAAGGAAACAACTCTTATGTTCCTATTGAAGTTCATTGGTCGGAAGTTCCGGGTAGAGACGACAAGTGGAAGAAGGAAACAATTGCAAACACTTCACAATCACAGTTTCGTGCTGAGTTTGATTGTGAATTCATTGGATCACAAAACACACTAATAGATCCCAATAAACTAAAGTGTCTGGCATACAGAAAACCAATAAAACAGAAAGATGATGGTCTTTCCATATACGAAGAACCTCAACCGAATCACACCTATTTCATGGCTGTGGATGTGTCTCGCGGTAAAGAAATCGACTACCATGCATTTACCGTAATAGACGTAACAGACACACCATACAGAATATGCGCTGTCTATAGAAACAACCAATTGTCTCCTATGCTTTTACCCACAGTTGTCAATGCCATAGGAAAAACATACAACAATGCATGGTGCTTGGTTGAAATAAATGACATTGGCGGTCAGGTTGCAGACATGCTTTACAATGAATTCGAGTATGAAAACATTCTTGTGACTTCAGTTCGAGGTAGAAAGGGTCAGACACTGGATGCCGGATTTGGTAATTTTCAGACTCAACTTGGCGTTAGAACTAGTCCTGCCGTCAAAAAATTGGGATGTGCGATTCTAAAGGATATGATAGAAAGCGATAAGATACTGATCGAAGACTATAACTGCATCGAAGAACTTACCGCTTTTGTGGTAAAAAGAAATTCATATGAGGCAGAAACAGGATATCACGATGATTTGGTGATGACACTGGTTCTTTTTGCTTGGTCCTCGACATTTGATTACTTCAAAGATCTCACTGACCTAGATATTAGGTCAAAACTTTATGATGAAAAAATGAAACAAATGGAGGAAGATCTAATTCCTTTTGGGTTTATCAGTGATGGTGCTGATGAAGAAAC